AGAGGATGGATTTGTAACAATTGTAACAATGGTCTTGGTAGACTTAAAGATGATGTGAATATTTTACAAAACGCTATGGAGTATTTAAAAAACAATGACAAATAAAAAGAAAACTCTTGACACATTAGTCGAAGATATATATAATAAGATAGGTGTACTTGCTGATGGTGAGCACATTGATCTAGACCCAGAGACTATCGACCAGTTTGGTGAGTCTATGAAAGAGATACTTTACAAGTGGTCTCACCCTGAACCAAGAGGTGATGCAACCTTACGTATGTCTAACATAGGTAGGAAGTCACGACAGTTATGGTTTGATATGAAGTCAGAAGGTACTCCGGAAAGGATGCCACCTTCTTTATTCATTAAGTTTTTATATGGACATTTACTTGAAGAGATAGTTATATTTCTTATCAAGCTATCTGGACATACAGTTACTGATGAACAAAAAGAAATCAAAGTATCTGGAATCAAAGGACATATGGATTGTGTTATCGATGGAGAGGTTGTTGATATTAAAACAGCTTCCGGATTTGCTTTCAAAAAATTCAAGGATGGTACTCTAGCAGAGAACGATATGTTTGGTTATATGGCTCAACTTGCAGGGTATGAAGCAGCACAGGGTACAGACAAAGGTGGATTCCTTGCTCTTAATAAAGAGTCTGGTGAGTTAGCTTTGTACAGACCTGATAACTTTGACAAGCCTAACATCAAGAAAAAGATTACAGATATTAAGAAGGCTGTGAAGTTAGCTACACCACCTGATCTATGTTACAGCCCTGTTCCAGATGGTAAGTCTGGTAACATGCAGCTACCTAGAGAGTGTGTGTATTGCAGACACAAGTTTGAATGTCATAAAGATTCTAATGAAGGTAAAGGTTTAAGAGTATTTAAATATTCTAATGGGTTAAAATATTTAACTCAAACACCCAAGCCACCTAAAGTTATAGAGGTAACACAGATATGAGTGGAAGAAGATCAAAACAATTAAGACGTAGAGCAGAAGACCTACTCATAGAGTGGTTAAGAACTATGGTTCCAGACGGAGAAGATACATCTAAGATACATCGAAATAATCTGAATGAGTTCTTACCAGAACAAACCCACCTTTTTGCAAACAATAGATTTCTTCTTAGTGCATATAGTTTACGATGGTTTTACAAACAAGTAAAACGTAATCCACAGCTAACGCTTGGAGACCTTAATGCCTAGAAGAGTACCTAGAAAACCTAGACCTAAAAAGATTAACGTACCTAAAGGATATGATAGTGCATGGGAATTTGATATGCACCAAACTATTCTTAAAGATTGGAAACATCATTGGGATGTTATCAAGTATGTTGTTAAACATAAATACGAACCAGACTTTGTAAAGAAGATAGAAGGTAAGACAATATTACTAGAAGCAAAAGGTAGGTTTTGGGATTATGCAGAGTATAGTAAGTACATACATATACGAGAAGCATTAAACAAAAGCTATACAGAATTAGTGTTCTTATTTCAAAAGCCTTTTTCTCCTATGCCGGGAGCAAAGGTTAGGAAAGATGGAACAAAAAGAACACATGCTGAATGGGCTGAAACAAATAACTTTAGATGGTATAGTGAAGATACTTTACCTGATGATTGGAGAAACGATGAACTATAAATTTAATGAAGGACAATTAATACAAGAACTAAAAGAATATATTGATGGTACATATGGTGAGCACTATGCTTCTGATAAGTATCAAGCAACAGATATCATCATTGATTCTGGACATGGTGAAGGGTTTACTCTTGGTAACATTATGAAGTACGCTAAACGTTATGGAAATAAAGAAGGAAAGAACAGAAAAGACTTGCTAAAAATACTACATTATGGTATAATAATGCTTAACGTACACGACACAGAGAACTCATAATGGTAGATGATAAAGTAGGTATCAAGGAATATCTTGGTATAAAAATTAATTACAGTAATGAAAAACTATTAGATAAGTTTAGCCTTGATACTCTCAAGGATAGATACTTATGGGAGAATGAAACACATGCCCAAGAAGCATTTGCCAGAGCATCCGTCTTCGGAGCAACCTACAAAGGTCACACAGATTTTGAATTGGCTCAAAGACTTTATCACTACAGTTCCGCTTGTTGGTTCATGTTTAGCACTCCTATACTTAGCAACGGGGGAACAAGTCGTGGTCTTCCTATTAGCTGTTTCCTCAATTATGTACCTGATAGTCGGGATGGTTTATCTGCTCACTATGACGAGAATATTTGGTTGGCAAGTTCGGGTGGAGGTATTGGTGGATTTTGGGGAGATATTAGGAGTAATGGTATTTCTACTACTCACGGTAGTAAGTCTACTGGTTCAATCCCCTTTATGCATGTCGTAGATTCTCAGATGTTAGCCTTTAACCAAGGCACAACAAGACGTGGTTCTTATGCTGCATACATGGACATATCTCATCCGGAGATTGAAGAGTTCATTAACATGCGTAAAGAATCTGGTGGTGATATCAACAGGAAGAATCTTAATCTTCATAATGGTATCAACATTACCAATGAGTTCTTAAAAGCTGTACAAGAAGATGCAGACTTTAGATTGATTGACCCTAAGACTAACGAGCCTACTAAGATTGTAAATGCTAGAGACTTATGGTGGCAGATCATCAATGCAAGAGCAGAGACAGGTGAGCCATACATGATTAATATAGACACATGTAATGAAGCATTACCTAAAGAACAAAAAGATTTAGGATTAGAAATCAAACAGAGCAATCTATGTTCTGAGATTACTTTACCTACTAACGAAGAACGAACAGCAGTATGTTGTTTGTCTTCCGTAAACTTAGAATACTTTGATGAGTGGAGTGAGAACCCTCTATTCATTGATGATTTAATTACTATGCTTGACAATGTTCTTCAACATTATATTGATAACGCTGTCGACACAGATAACTTAGGAGAGTACAATGCAAATTTTAAAAGGTTTCAAAAACATATTAAGCCGGGCAAAGAAGGGTTTCTTAAATCTGCCTACTCTGCTTATAGAGAAAGGTCGTTGGGTCTTGGTGCGATGGGATTCCATTCGTATCTCCAATCACGCAACATTCCTTTTGAAGGTATATTCGCTACGGGATTTAATTACAAGTCGTTTAAACACATTAAGAGACATTCAATTAGAGCAACTGAAAGACTTGCTGATGAACGTGGTGAGTCACCTGATATCAGTGGTAGTGGTAGGCGTAATGCTCATCTACTCGCTGTTGCTCCTAATGCTTCTTCTAGCATCATATGTGGTGGGACATCTCCTTCGATTGAGCCATACAGGGCTAATGTTTATACGCACAAAACTCTCTCAGGCTCGTTCCAAGTTAAGAACAAATACCTAGAAGAAATTCTAAAGGATAAAGGATTAAAGAAAGATGAGTTGACTGCAGTCTGGAAAGACATTGCAGGTAAAGAGGGTTCAGTACAGCATCTTGATGTTCTTACAGATGATGAGAAAGAAATATTTAAGACTGCTAACGAGATAGATCAGATATGGATTATTGAACATGCTGCTAAACGACAAGAGTTTATTTGTCAAGCACAGTCAGTTAATCTTTTCTTTACTATACCTACAGCTACAGAGCCACAAGAAGTACATGATGAGTATATGCAGTATGTTAATGATGTACACTGGTATGGTATGAACAAACTTAAATCTTTATATTACTTTAGAACTAATGCTGCTCGTAATGCAGAGAATGTAAATACTAAAGTACAACGTATAAAATTAGACGATGCTGAATGTATCGCATGTGAGGGATAATATGGATTGTTGGCATTGTGGAACACAATTAATATGGGGTGGAGATCACGACATAGAAGATGAGAACGATGAATACATTATGGAAACTAATTTAAGTTGTCCTAAATGTAACTCGGCTGTAATAATATATTTACCAAAGGATTAATATGAAACAATCAGAATTTGATAATGTGTTTAGTCAGAAGTTTTCTGGCTTTACAAGTAGGATGTGGTTAGATTATTGCGATGAACATAAAGACCCATTTTCAAAAACAAAAGATTACGCAGGATATGTAATTGAAAATTTTAAATATTTAGTTAAGAGATTTAACAAGGAGAACAGATGAGTTTATTAGATACAAGAGATTATTACAAACCTTTTGACAATCCATGGATGTTTGATTACTATGTGTTACAGAATCAAATGCATTGGATGCCGGAGTCAGTACCACTACATACAGACGTAAAGGATTGGCAAGAGTTAGACCCCAAAGAAAAGAACTTGCTTACACAAATATTTAGATTGTTTACTCAATCTGATGTAGATGTTGGTGCAGGTTACGTTGATAGATACATGCGTATCTTTAGAAAGCCTGAAGCTAGAATGATGATGGGTTCGTTTGCAAACATGGAGTCTATCCATCAACATGCTTACAGCTTACTTCTTGATACAGTTGGTATGCCTGAGATAGAGTACAAAGCTTTTTCAGAGTACGAAGAAATGGCTGACAAACACGAGTACGTTCATAACATCAAGACCATCAAGAAAGATAAGAAAAGTATTGCAAAAACTTTAGCAGTCTATTCAGCTTTTACAGAAGGACTACAGTTGTTTAGTAGCTTTGCAATCTTGTTAAACTTCCCACGCTTTGGACGTATGAAAGGTATGGGACAGATAGTTACTTACTCTATACGTGATGAGTCTATGCACGTTGAAGCTATGACTAAGTTATTTAGAGAGTTTATTCAAGAGAACCTAGAGATATGGACAGATGATTTTAAGAAAGAGTTATATGAAATCTGTAGACAGATGGTAGAACTAGAAGATAAGTTCTTAGACCTAGTGTTTGATATGGGAGACCTTGAAGGTCTTACCAAGAAAGATATGTATGCTTACAATAGATATATAGCTGATAGAAGATTACTACAGCTAGGATTAAAAACAAACTATGACCAGAGAGAGAATCCTCTGGGTTGGTTGGATGAAGTGATGGGTGTTGAACATCAGAACTTCTTTGAAGGTCGTGCTACTTCTTACATGAAAGCAGGACTACGTGGTAGACAAGATAAGATAACCTTTGCAAACTTGGAGAGTGATAATGGTTAATAAGAACGAAGCAAACTTAGTAAGTTTTAAAGTACTTCTTACACGTAACAATGATATAGTTACAGAGTTTAGTATGTTACCGGAGGAAATGGTTGATGAGATATTCCCTCTAGATGAGAGAGACGTAATCAAAACAATCCTCCGTAACGGTAAGAATAAACTGGGAGACTTACATAATTATTTTCAAAGAGAGTTAAATGTTTTGAAGTAATTTAAAAAGCATACTTAAATCTAATTCCTTGTTCATGGTTATTTAAAATAACAGCAAACTGCATACCGTTTATTATCCATAAATCTTTTGTTCTGTTTTTACTAGATGAATTATCAAGCGACTGATATATTAAACTTAAGCCTACTACTTTTAGTAAGATAAGTTCTTCAATTTTTGGTTCTTTACCAAATAAAGGATTTATCTCTTCAAACCTACAAAAGTTTTGTCTTTGACATCTAATGACATCATAAGTTTGTAACACATCATAAGTTTGTAAACCGAGTTGCCAATGCCATAACTTTTGCTCTGTCTCTGACCAATCAGAAAAAGCTGCAAAACTAGGTATACTAAATAACAGTAGTAATAAGTATTTCATTACCTACCCAGCTAAAGGATTTTTATTTTCTTCTTTAAATATTTTTATATCAGTCTTAACACTTTCGATATCAGCTTTCATACCTGACATATCAGACCTGATAGATTCGAGGTTATTAATTTTAAGTAAGATAGTCTCATCAATAGTTTTATTAATATATTCTACTGATGTTTCTAACGCTTCAATTCTATTGATAACCTCATCAACTCCTTGCTCAGTTTCTTTAGCTTGTCTAGCTTTAGTTTCTAAGTTCTCAATCCTATTGACATAGGTTGCCCCAGTATATCCAAATCCGGCTAGTGTTCCTATGATACCCATCAACGCAATAAACTGTGTTGTTTTATTTTGTAACCAATCCATAATATTCTCCTATAATTTTGGTTGTAGTTCTCTCATTTCAATCAGTGTTTCTAAACTCTGACCTGCCATTTGATAAAAGCCTTCGATGTTATCTGACAACATATTGTTGGCATAGATATCTGTAGACTCGTACCATGTTTCTTGGTCTGGCAATGTTACTAACCTATAGTTATTAAAGTTAGGAACAAACCCCATGTAAGCTATGATAGTATTCTCTGACCCATACTCACCCGTCTCTTCTTGTTTAGCTTCAACATCATCTTGAGCAGCTTGTAAGTTTTGGGCTATGACATTGGCTACAGTTTGTTCAGCTTCGGTGGCTGATGAATCTGTAGAAACTGACACATCTATTTGACTTTGTAAAGTTTGAGTAGGTGTTACATTAACTGCGACACTCGTTGTCTCAACTGTCTCAGCTTCAACGCTTGTAGAGCTTGTAGAATTACTGACACTAAAGCTTGTACTCATGTCTAATACTTGATTGTTTTGTGCAGTAGAAGATGTAAACTGTGCTGACATACTAGGTGAATTACTAGTACTAACACCACCACCAGAATTAGACGATGATACGCTAGAAGCTCCTGTCGTTTCACCTGTAGCGTGTATAGAGTTTCCTGCTGTAGTACCACTAACACTAGCTTGAGCTGTCCTTAAAGTAGAGGAGACAACGTTCAGTGCCATTTCTCTACTTATTGAACTTCCACCTTCTGAAACTTCAACAATTAGTTCTTCTTCTATTTCTTCTTCTATAACCTCATCTTCTTCTTCAACCAGCTCTTCAATAAGTTCTTCCTCCGGCTCTTCTGCATACGCAAGTTCTTCTTCCATTGCTGTCTCTTCCTCAAACCATTCCTCCAGTTCTTCAATAGTTTCCAATTCAATAAACGTTTCAGGTTCTCTATAATCTTCTACAAGGAATGTTTCTTGAAAGATAAACTCTTCAATCAACAACTCTTCCACTGGCATAAAGATTTCTTCCTCTTGCATAACTTCAAAAGGTTCGTAGTATTCTTCACGAGAAAACATCTGTTCAAAAATTATTTCTTCTTCGTATACATACTCAGGCTCTTCAAAAAAGTCATACTCAAGTTCAAAGACATACTCTTCAAAGATTTCTGGCTCTTCAAAAGTGTCATACATGTCATACTCTTCTTGATAACCATAATCAATCTCTTCTTCAAAGTAA